GTTGGTTTGGAAGATGGAGTGGATGTTGGTGTTGAACTTTGGGGAAACCGTTGTGGTTTTCTTGGCCATTGTATTTCTCTTTCGGGGGTTAGATGGGTGGGCCAGTCCCCCGTGACTGACCCAACCCGAGCCATGGCTATCTCGTTAATCTGAGATACGGGGGGATCGTATTTTGCAACAAAACGTGGCGGGGGAGCCGCGTTTTGCTACGTTTCAAGTCATTACACCGCAGCGGTAGGCGAGAAGCGGTCAACCTGCAACATGCAGTTCGTTGCAGGGTCACGGAACGCGGTGAACTCCATGTTCTCGATCACGTCTTGGTCGATGCCGCCCGGAGCGATCTCGTCTTGCGAGAACTTCGTGGAAGGGACCGTGAAGATGTAGGAGGTCCCTTCGGCGTCGTTGATCGCGAACGACAGAGCAACCGTCTCGTGGTTGATGAAGTCGTTGAAGAGGCTTTCGTCCTCGAAGAACACTGCCATCGAACCAGTCAGGTTGAACCGGCCCGCGCCAATGCCACGCGAGAATTTGGAGCCGACACATGCCTGCTGACGCAGGTTTGCTTCGCCGGACACAGAGATCGACTGGATACATGCGGAGAAGTCCGAGCCATCCTTTGTAACCGATCCCACGTTGGTTGTTGCGTTGGCGACTTCGCCCGCCGGTGCTTCGAGAACATCGTAAGAGCTTGTATCGGCGAGGACAGTGGCCTGCGCGAGACGTGTGGAACGGCCTTCGAAACCAACCGTTCCGGTGATGATCGCGCCGGTTGCGATTTCGAGCGAGAAGGTGCCCGGAACCATACCGTCTTGGACCATGAACTGGCTGACGTTGTTGAAGCCGGTCTCGATGGAGAACTGGCGCTGGTTGATGGTCGAGACATCGCCCGGGTTTCGGAGCATGGATGCCTTGACAGTGACAGCATCTCCTGCCGCAAGAACACGAGACGGCGCTGGGCTGGTTGTGATGACATCGGCAGAGACACTGAGAACTGTGTAAACACCACCGAGCTTGGTCCCGCCGCCGGAGAAGTTGACGATGGTAACACCGTCTGTCGCAGCCGCTGTTTCGGTGAGGGCACCACCCGTGGAGTTCAGGTTGGTGACAGTGACGACACGATCAGAGCCGTTGTCAGTGACGACCGCTTTGATCGCCATTGCAGGGTTCTCGGAGCGCTGGGCATTGATCGCCGCAGCGATTTCGTTCGCGAGGTCGTTGACAGTGGTGGCGACGATATCGGTTCCGTAAGTCAGCGTCTTCGAGACAGCGCCGTCGCTGACAGTGACGACGAGGTCTTCGGCATCCAATGTGGCCGCGTCCAGTGTGATGGTTCCGGTTTCGTGTCCAAGGCCATCAACGAAAATCTTCTGACCGGTAACGATCTGTCCTGCCGAAATCGCCGGAGCGAATACGTTGTCGCCGCCGGACGAAAAACCGGTTGCGGTGGATTCGATGTCGGTGCTTCCGAGAACCACAACATCGTTCGCATCGGTCAGGACGCCTGTGACCGATCCGGTCTCAGCGGCAAGTGTGCTTGTTGTTGTGGTGATCACGGTGTTGCCCGCTGTGAAGGCAACGCTGTCGATTTCGAAATAGCCGATGTTCTGGCCGTTAGCAAAACCGTCGAGCTTGATGCGCCGTCCTGCGGAGAGATACGATGTCAGGTCGCGACCCGCAACAGTCACGGTATCTGTGTCGGTGATCGAGACGATGCGTCCCTTCCAGAAATCCATTGTCATCGGGCGGGTCCACGCACCCATCACGAATGCGGCAAGGAACTCGTCGGTCGCGCCTGCGGAAAATTCGAAGTTGATATCGCCCGAGGACATTGCAGCGACTTCCGTGATGGTCGAAACCATACGGTCAGCGCGCAGCTCATCGGAAACAACGGTCTCCTTCTGCGCGGACAGGGAAGACGAAGTCAGTCGGACTTCACGGGATGCACCGGAGGAGGGTGTGGTTCCCCACGACGATTCCTCGATGATACGGATGGAACTCTGGTTTGCGTCAGCAAAACTCACGGCGGAAGCCTCCTAGTTGCGGGCGCTTCTGCGGCACCCTAAAAAAACGGTGTTCATGGGAGAACCGGGCCGCAGTTACAGTTACAGCCCATGTGCTACACACCCTAGCGAAAGAGGAGGCAAATGTCAAGATTTGTAGCACAACCCTCCATGATACGTGTCATTGTGGGGCTGTGTCAAGATGTAAATTCAGATCATGTAATTGTTGGATTGAAATCGTAGCGATATGGGATGGACGCCATCTGTTTGTCACGTCCCCGCTGAAAGCCGCGCGCCTGCACTGCGGCATCCTTGGTTGTCACCAAGCCCTCTTCACCACAAGAGATGTCGCGGCGTGTGAGGCGCTGGGCAACCTTCCAAGCCATTTCGCGTCCGCGACCGGCTCCGGTCCCCTTCGGTGTGAACACGTCGATCTGTAGAACGCCGACATTCCGGCTCTTGGCATTGCGTCCGAAGTTGATTGGCAGAGCGTCTTCACTGGCCATGATGTGAAATACCACAAAGGTGGGGACCTTGCTGTCCACTTCGACATTCTCGAAGTAAAATGGGATACCCGGATAAAGGGAGCGCATAATTGATGCGAAGTCGCCCTCAAGAGTAGCGAAGAATGTTGGTGTCATGTCAGAGCCTTCCGGATTCTAGGAGTTGGGCAATCTCCTGCAAGGTGACACGGAACATACCTTGAGGGCTACGCGGTGTATAGGGGGCATGAGGCAGTTCGCCAGCTTCCAGCCCAGCGATGTTGGGCGCTCTGTTGGAGATGTAGAATGCCTGAAAAGGCTTGTCGTAGTTGATACCCTGCAACGTGGCCATCGCGACGGCTTCGGCGGCAGGTCGCAACTGTTCAGCACCAAGACGTAGATCGTTTGTCGGTTCCACCGTTTTGAACCCGGACTTTACAGGCCCGCTTGCCGGGGTTCCAGCGGATGCAACGTAGTTCATTACCGCACGACCGGTGTTCACCGGAGTTCTTCGCAAAAGCCGCACCATCGTTGCGTGCATGGTGCTGCGCAACATAGTCTTGAACCGATTATGAAAGCGGTCCACGGACTTGTCGAGGCCGGACAGAAACTGCTCTGCATTCTCAATCATCAATCAGCGATCTGGTTGAACCGGACGTGAAGCATCCACAGAGAGTTACCGGGAACGCCCATCAACTTTTTGACTTCATAGATCATACCGTTGCGTAGTTCGATGAGGTCGTCTTCTTTGGGAACAATCGGAAGGTCCAGCGCTGCGATCAGGGCCTTTCGGTCAGTCGTAGGGACCACACTTTCATCCATTTCCTCAATCTTGAAACGGGCCAGAACCATCGGCACATCTTCATGACGGACATCGACGCGTTCGAGCATTCCGGTGGCTGTGTTGTATGTGGTATCAGACGAAACTTCGATATACGTGTTGGTGGCCGCAAGACCCCCTTCCTCTGTCCCGAGGATTTGCATGGCCCCTTGGACCTGTTCAGAAATGAGGGCGGCAAAAGACACTGTGGACTCCTAGAGGTTTTTCAAAAAGGCGATGACGGCCTTGCGTTGGAAGATGGCGACAACCGAATACCCTTGAGGAGCTTCCCTGACGTTGCAGACACGTCCGAGCGGACCCCTTCTTCCCAGCAGCCGCATCTGGTCGCGGGGTAGGGTCTTCTTTGGCACGGTAAGGTAGATGTGTTCCGGGACCACAGGCTTTCCATCAAGACCTTCGACCGGCGCTTCACACAATTCGATCAACTCCTCGACGGTCATTTGATGATGCGTCCGAAACGGACCCGGGTTCCTGACGTAATTCGGCCCAGACCCGAAATAAGTTCGTTTATATGGGAGGGCACTTTTGGAAGACGATACCCCTCCGCGAACTCCAACTCGACGACATCTGCCTTCAAGGAGATCAAGGCGTCTTGTGGGCGTTCGGTCGAGCGATCCTGCGCGATCAGGTAGGTTGCCATGGACGCTGCCGCGATCTTGAGCTGTTTTGGAATAACATCCTCCGCGATCTCGAAATCATCACGGTCGCAGACCCCCTTTCGGGGCCAGCGCAGGCCAGATGTGCTGGAAACGCGTTCGCCATACCAGCGCGCGTTCGTATCGAGATAGCGAGAAGCCCACGAAAGGAGCTTCTCTTTTATTGCTTCGTCGAGGACGGTCCACCGCGCATCCGCATGGATGTTCACTGCGATAATGTCGTCTGCCTCCTCAACGGAGACATACGATGTTGCAGCTACAAGCCCGGTGCCGTCCTCTGTAAGGAAAGTGAAGGGCATCAGCCATTACCTTGCAGAAATGTGGGAGTGGTTGTGCCATAAAACGTAGCACAGTCCTCCTCGATTTGCAAGGTTTCGTGGCGTCGAAACGCCCTGACCCATTGCTTCGCCTGACGGCTCCGGACAACATCTTCTTCGGTGAAGACGATAACGCCGACGCTTTCCATCTCTTCGCGCTGGGCCATGTCGATGACGCGCTGGAGGCCACTGTCCGGAATGCGGCTCTGGTAGATATCCCCACACAGACACATCAGCAGGTCTTCACCCTGACGCGTCAGCGTGATGTAGAGATCGTCGAGATCGAGGTTTTCGGCCTCGTCGATGATACACGCGGCATTCTTGAACGTGCGTCCCTGCATGTATTCGTAGGGAACCTCTTCGATCTTCTTGTCACGGCGCATCTGATCAAAGACGGCAGGTCCCATGGATTCCTTGAGACCTTCATAGATCGGAACCAGCCATGGTGCTGTTTTCTCCTCAAGAGTGCCGGGAAGGAACCCGTTCTGGTGACGCTTCTTGGCGACGTTCGGGCGTGCGATGTAGAGCTTTGTGATCTCGCCATTTGCCAACATGGCTCCGTAGACACGGGCCGGGACGTAAGTCTTTCCGACGCCTGCCGGGCCAACACCGAACGTCAATTCGTTCTGGGTAAGGCTGGCGACATACATGGCCTGCATCGTTGTTCTGGGGGTAAGCGGCTTGGGGTTTCGGCGATCTTGCTTCACGGCTTTTTCCAGCTTCTTGAGTTTACGCTTGCGGGCCTTCTGGCTTACCGGTGCGACCGGGTCGATTTCATCCTCGAAGAACTCTTGGATTGCTAGTTGGCTCATGGTTATTCCCCTTAGTGGGCAAGAAAAAAGGACGCCCCGCCACCAGAAGTGGAAGGATGCGTCCTTGAGTTAGCCGGTTGGTCCGGCGGTGATTTGTTGTGCGATCCGAGGCTTGATGCCCACTGACATCACTCCTCTTTGGATGTGCTGCGCGTCTTGCGGGCGCGCGGCTTTGCCTTCGGCACGTAGGCCATCACGTCTTCGTCAACCTCAACGAAATGGAGGTCCTTGAAGATATCGTTCTCGGCCACACTCGCCATCTCTGTGATGACTTCTCCGATCTCGTCTTCGGTGATCTCGTCTTCGGTGATCGGCTCTTGATCAAACGGCGTATCGACAGATGCCGGAGTCTGTGTCCAGCCTTCTTCCAGAAGCAGTTTGTCAGCCCGATCACGGGTGACATCGAATGGCTCGCCATCGGGCGAATAAACACGAAAATACACGGTGGTCTCCTTGTTGACCGGTCCCTTCTGCTCTATCACACTGCGTCCAGAATGTCACGTTATGTGGCACACCTTTCCATATATCATGTCACCGCCCGACAGAGGTCGGATCAGTTTGCAGCAGCTTCCAGTTCGATGAATTTTGCGATCAGGGCGCTCTTGTTGATCTTGCCTTCGATCTCGTGGCCGAAGCGCTCGGCGATCATGCTCTTGAGGGCCGCAGGAGAGAACCCTTTCAGGTATGCCTGCTTGTCTTCGCCTGCGATCAGGGCGGCTTCTTCTTCGAGAAAGGGTGGCTTGGGTTCCTGTTCCGGTGCGGGGGCTGTTTCTTCGTCAACCGTTGCTGGAGCGGGAACTTCGGGTTCTTCTTCAATCACCACCTTGGTGGTTTGACTTGGGGCGTTCCAAGTGGCACGCCCGTCACGGGTCAGATCGAGAGCGCTCAGGCGGCTGACTTCCACCGGATTACCTTCGGTGTCGTAGACGGTAACTTTGGTGTGTGCGGAGTTGTATGGTTGGACTTTCATCGGGGTCTCCTTGAGTGAAAAGGGCGGGAAGTTTCCTCCCCGCTCCTATTTCAAATACGATGCGGCTTAGTGTGCCGTGCCGTATGCCAGCCACGAGGCGAACGTGATCGACGGTGTGGTGCCGCCGACAGTCAGGACCAGCTCGATCTCTTCGAGGTCGGTATCAACATTCTCGATGGACTGTGCGTCCAGCTTGAGGATGTATTGGCCGGTGCCGACAACTGTGATTTCGCCAACCTTGGTTGCAGCCGCGCCAGTGGCTCCGACTTCTGCGGTGAAGACGTAGGTCTCGTCATCATCCGAAAGGTCAATTGCGGAGACAGCAATGACGATTTCGTAGGCTTCTGCACCCAGCTTGTTGCGTTGATCGGACGGACGAACCTTGTCCAGCTTGTCGAGGGCAAGCGTGCCCACGGACGCTGTCGCGGTGACGGCAGCGAGGCCCGGCGCGCGGAATGCGAGATCGGACTCGTAGATTTTGGTGACGGTCGAGTTGGCCATTTCAAGGCTCTCCTAATTCTGATTGGTGTGGGAAGAGGAGGGGGCCGAAGCCCCCACCATTACTTCGTTACGGCTGCGTTCGAGACACCGCGAAGGCGGGCTGCTGCGCGACCGTGCTGGACGGCCATACCAACGAACCATTCGACGCGTGTCCGCATGACTGGCTTCTCGTCGAGTTCGCCGAGGTCACGGACGGCCATGACACCGTTCTGGAGACCCTGAACACCTTCGTCGCCCATGTTGACGCAGTAGATCGAGGTCGCGGTCTCGGACGTTCCGGTTCCGCCAGCTTCGTTGAAGTCCATGATCTGCTTACCTTCGTTGTCGTAGTCGGTGACAAGGATAGGCAGGTTGTCGAACTCGGTGATGCGTGTTCCGAACTCGGACTGCGAATACGTGATGTAGCCGCCGACCTGTGCGTCTGTTGCCGCTGCGGTCAGAAGGTTCCGCATACGCTTGGACATGATGAGGTGGGTCGGGTTCTCGACTTGGTCGATCAGGTCCCGCAGCTTGGAGATTTGCAGCGGATCACCACCATCGGTGTTACCGGCTTCAAGGATTTGGTCGCCTTGAATACGGGCACGGAGGCCGTCGAACTCGCGCGGATCGGCGACAGAGTCACCGTTGATGATCTTCGCACCGATTGCCAGAGCAAGTGCCTTGACCTTGCGAAGTTCGTGGGCGGAGCGGACTTCCATGCCGTGGAACGCAAGCGTTGCCAGATCGACATCGAGATCGCCGCCGGAGATGCGCAGGCGCTCGGTTTCTGGGTTCAGAATACCGGCGGATGCTTGGTATCCATCACCGACACCACGGAACGCGACACCCGGCAGGTTGCCTTCCATGTTGTAAACATAGGCACCGCCCGGAACAGGCAGGAATGTGAGGGCGTTGAGCAGATCGGACGACCGGGCAAAATGCTCGATGATCGTGTTGCGCATGACTTCGCCCGGGTTGATTTTGCTGGCTTCGAGAAGCGTAATCACAGGTTCTCTCCTTAGATGAGATTTGGGTTTGCTGAGTTTTGGAGACGTGGGCTGTGACAGACTCCCCGAGCCTGTGGACATCCTCCGGCTCAGCCCTCTGCACCGGTGGGTTTTTCGTTAGTTCACAGTGGTCAACCGCCCCGCAGTCGCCGAACCTTTAGGTGGTGCATCGCGCCACGATTTGTGGCACGATGCTACGTTTCGTGTCATCATAAGGCGTGAAAACGCCTTGGATGATTCTATTGCAGGTTGTGCTGCCGCGCGTAGTTGATACGCTGTTGCGGCGACATCTTTGCAAGCTCGGCGGCATTGAGACGACCCCCGATTTTTTCGTCGGCACCGGAAGCTCCACCGCCTTTGCTGCCCTTGAACAGGAAATCGTTCATTTCCCGCTCCTTGAGCAGCCATTCCTTGATGGTCATCGGGTTGACCCCGTCCTGACCGTAAACAACGGTGCCATCTTGCGTCTTGGGCACCAGCTTGCCTTCTTCCACGCGGAACGTGTTGAAAGCGTTGGGCAGCACGTAAGACACCGCTTTGTCGAGCATCGCCACATCAGGGTCCGAAGCCGCCAGTCGGATGGCGTTCTCGACGCGCATCTGGTTTGCGGATGCCTCGGCCTTCTGGGCCTTGTCTTTCCAAGCGTCACGCTCCTTGGCCCCTTCGGCCAGTTGCATACGCATTGCGTTGGTCACGTCCGTGACGCGGGCCTGCGCTGCTTCTTCGAGAGTCGTGTCTTCGATGAGCTTTCCATCATCGACACGCTTCTTCACGTCGCGCAGCGCTTCGTATTCCTTTGCGAAGTCGTCCAGCCGTTCCAATTCGCCGATGGGAATGCCGGTGACGCCTTCATACTTCGAGATCGTTCCGAGCAGATCATCCCGCTCTTTTGCAACCTTCACGTTGTTCTCGCGGAACTCGGTGATCTTGTCGTGCGGGGCCACCTTGACGGAGAACTTGCCGTCCTCTCCTTCTTTGGCCGCATCGCGCAGTGTTTCTGGAACCTCAGAGAGGGTCGCGTAGGTAAGTGTTGCCATTGTTATTTCACGCCGCTCCGCGACATGCCCTTGATTGTGTGTGACGCACCCCCGGTGCGATTGGATGTTGGGACATCCGTGAAAAGCGGATTGGGGGAAATGATCCGCTCCGTCGATGGAAACCTTTTTAATACATGACGCGACAAATGTCAAGGTTTGTAGCGCAAACCCTACAGAATGACACGTTTCCTATCATTCGTCAACAGGAAACTCGTCAGGATCATCAAAAAGAAAGTCCGGATCGGTGGAAATGTTGGCGGAATCGAGCTGGGCAGTGATGCGCTCTGCCTCGGCGATCCCGACGATCTGGCGCAGCTCTGCAAATGTGTATTTGCCCTCGTCGATGTCGAGAGACTGTAGAAGAATGTCGTCTTCTCCAGCAAAGCGGCGGCTCATGATCGGAGAGCCTTAAACGATCCCAGACCGGTCGGGCATTCCATGACTGAACAGGAATAAGACATGACATTTGACAGTTCGATGTCGCATTTAGGGCAAACGCGCTGGGCCGGTTCCGAATCCGGAATTGGTTGCGGATAGAACGTCGATCTGCGGAAGGGTTGGTCTTCTTCGTCAAACGACTGTTGTGGTTTGGCATCGGTGGGGGTGTCGTCCAGAAGCTCGATCACTTTAGCGAGCTTCTGGACGATTTCATCGAGCTTCTTTTCGATATTCGCAGTCATCAGGATTGTCCCGGAGTTCTCACACGGCCTGTCCGGCGGGCTTGTCCCGGAACCGGCGGTGTGCGTGGGTCTTCCGGTCGTCCTGTGACCTCTGTCGTGGGAACGGAAGCCGCCTCTTCTCTCATGACGCGGTAGTCATGGAACGCCTGTGCGTCCGGGAAGTTCTTCATGCGTGCCAGCACATCGACCATGTGGGGGAATTGCTTCGTGTCGGCCAGCAGCGTCTTGTATTCTTCGAGGTCCATCCAATCGGGGATGACTTCGGCCTTGCGCAGATATTCATAGACCACATCGACAGGGATGATCCCGTCTGCATACATCTGATGGATCGCGCGGAACTCCCGCGCGCCGATGTCACGCAGAAGAAAGTCACGGTTCAGTTCGAATGTGATCTGCCGAATCGTCGAGTCGGGCACATTGTTCCAGTCAGCCCACCATTGGATGACCTGTGTGAATCCTTCATCGGAAGTGTCGGCAATGTTGAGAAGAAGCGTTTGCTCGTTCTGTTCCTTGAGCTTGAGGCTGTTGTCACTTTCTGCCGCGCCCGTGGCCGACCCCGGCATCATCCGCCCCCCGATTGCTGCGATCTGGGACTCTTTCTGTTCCAACGCTTTTTCAAGGGAGTTCAGACCATGGCCGGAAAATTCGATGATCCCCGCCTTGCCATCCTTGCCCAGCTCCCAGACGACATCAGGTCCGACATAGTAATCGCCCACGCCTTCATCATCCGAGGCACTGGTTGTGGTGTAGTAGACAGGCTGGGCGGTGTAATATCGCGCTTGCTCCAGAATCGTGTAGCTCTGGTAATGCGAGAAGTTCAGATTGACGATGTCGAGAAGAGGTGGCTTCTGGATTTCTGGGTGATTGGTGAAGGGGCCGATGACGACAAACGGGATATAGTCGAGCGGTTCGCCGCGCACAGTCGGGATGATGATTTCATCCGGAATTGCCATAGTGTTTGGCAGGGTCCAGCTTTCATCCTCATCATAGACATGTTGTTCGTAGAAATAGGAGCCATCATCTGATTCCGTCAGCAGGAGAACCCGGTAACGATTCTTGGTCTGGAGTGGGTTGACGCTGCGATCCTTGGCATATCCGACCTCACGCAGAACAACCCGCGTATATTTGTATTCTCCGTTGACCTCTTCGCGGTGCCAATCAAGAATGTTCTCGGCGGTGTAGCAGGCAACGTAAGGCGCACCCGCCCCATCGGTGGAGGCGTCCACCAGCATTCCGTAGCGTCCAAGCGCCAGCACTTCCTTGATTGCCGTTTTGGCCGTCAGATGCAGACTCATGCCATCTTTGGAAAATCGCTTTGTGCGCTCACGCAGGGCGCGGGGCAGTCCGGTCAGGTTCGGGTTGCGCTTGAACATCGTTCCGTAAAGACTGTTCAGCGTCTTTGCGGTCATGTTGTAGAAAACGGCGCGCTGGAGATAGCTCCTGTATTGGCTATCGTCCTGCCCCTGCTGCTTCGGCAGGTATTTGGTGGTTTTGCGCTTGACCTCGATTTCACCAATCTCGGCGTCTCGGATCATCTCCCAGACACTGGCCCAATAGTCGTAATCAGGATGCAGGAAGGCAGAAGTCCGCATTGCGACGGACATCTGGGCGCGAAGTTGTGGATTGTGCGGGATGCTGGACATTGATACTCTGCTTGTTTTACAAAGCTATGCCACGATATATAGCAAAATGTCAAGATTTGTAGCACACAAGCAGAATAAACAACCGGCCCGCTGGTGCAGGCCGGTTGTTCTATTTACGGGGTTGGGAGGTCAGGTGGGTTCGAGTGCCGGGGCAACCACGCCTTCAATCATACGGGAGGTTTCTTCTTGAGAAATCAATGCCGTGAGCTGGTTGAAGGCGTCCGCACGCGCTTCTGTCAGTCCCATTTCTTCCTCGTGAGCAGCGAGCATGGTGATCTCTGCGTCGATGGTTCCGTGGCACATCGTGCCGCGCGAGAGGTTGTATTGAACCACGGGAGCGTTGCCAACCATTGCGGTGTGGCGTGTGAAACGAAGGTCCAACAATACTTCTTTTGACATTTTGTGCAGCCTTTGCCTGTTGTTAAGAGTTCGATGTGCGCAGTCCTGTATCGGATGTTCAACATATGATGTCGAGAACAAAAAGTTGCGTGGCGCTACATTTTTGACTTGACGCCACATTTTAAGGCTTCGCAGGCGCAGGATAGTTCTTTGGACGTGACGTGACGTGACGAATGTCGAACACATTAAAAAGGAAGGGTTTTTCTGAAACATTGCTGCGCGGAGTTTCTGTGACGAGAGCCTGTAAAGGTTCCGCCATAATCCAAAAATAAAAATGATTGTAACAAGTTGCACCCGATGATGCGCGGAATGTCTCCGGTGTCAACTCCCCGAAAATAGGGAGGCGTAGCACTATTTTTGAAAAAGGAGAACACGTAGACACAGAATCAACCGCAGGTTACGTTAGCGCCAACATGCACCGCGTGGTTTTCCATGTATGTTGTCATTTAGGGTGTTCGAGATACAATTCTCTTTGCAATCTGGATTGTCTCGTAAGTATTGGCGGGTGGCGGAGGTCTCGATCCCCAGACGCGGTTTTACCTGTCCACACCGGCTTCCAACCGGCTCTGCTACCTAAGCAGTTCACCACCCTTTATCCGTTGTGCAATGGGAAGTCCTCAAGGCGTGCGCGCAGGGGGTTTGCACCCACGTTCGGGATAAAGACGTAGCCGCATGTGTCGCGAGGGACATATTCCCGATCCATCCCCACCTCTCTGGGGAAACTCGGGTCGTGGATAATGTCGGCGAACAATCCGATATGTGTTGACGCTCTGACCAGCGCTGTGATTTTCTGCATCGAGCCGGACATCACAATTTTGGTGCCAAAGCCCTGTGGTGTGCTGTTTGCCCATACTTGCGCGTGTCGCCGGTCTGGATGACTTTGATCGGCATCTTTCCAGCGGCTCTGGAATGCACTGGCCGCGTGTGCGCATTGTGGCAGGAGAAATCCACCACGCATCTCTGGGAGGTCGTCACGCATGACGATAAACAGTCGCGAGGACATGTGCTTCCTTTCAAGGGATTGGAGGAGAGCGGGGGTCTTGATCCCCAAGCCGGGTGTTTCCCGGCCCGATCCGGTTAGCAACCGGTCCCAGCGCGCCTGTCTAGTTCACTCTCCAATGGTCGGGGGCGCATTCGCTCTGCATCAGCCATGGCCTCGTCGAGGACGGCCTTCCAGTAGCGCAGATTACGCATCTGCTGCTCCCCAATACCTTGGAAAGCAATCTCGTTAAGATTGTGGCTGGCTATCATGAGCGCAGCTTCTATATCATCTCGGTTTTTCATCGTTTTGGGAGGAGCAGCGCTCGACACCCGGCAAGACCTGTCTCACAGATTCGCTTGTGAAGGTCAAGAACAGAACGAGAACTTTCAAATTTTCTTGACGCGACTTTTTAGACAACATACGGTTCTGGGGCTGACGACAGGGATTGAACCCGCGCTTCCTCCCTACCACGGAGGCGTGCTACCATTGACACCACATCAGCAAAACCAAAACACAAATCGGAGGTAAATGCCTTGGGAACACATACAAACAACTACCCCACGAGATACTCCTTGAGACCTGAACGCTCAAAGCAAGTGGCCGAGCGATTAAAACGCAGTAATGGTGCCACACGGCCAGAGATACGTGCCATAGCGGAAAGCGAAGGTGTGGCGCAGAAGACCATCATGGAAATGATGACCACATTAAAACTCGACGTGAAACCACACCCGAGCGACGTTGCAAAACCTCCAAAGAGAAAACCCCGCATTAACCCGAAAGTCGCAGCCGAGAAGTTTTTCAAGGACACTCTTTTAACAATAGAAGACAATCCACCCCCAGCCACGAGTGCCGATCTGGATGTGCTTCTTTCTCTCGAAGAATCCATGCGCGAAGAGCAAGACAAATTGATTACAGAGCTGGCTGGAATGGAAACCGAAATGCTGGCGGCGCTAAACCAAGCGGAAGAGTGGCAGACACGCGCCAAAGACGCGATGAGGCAAACCAAAAAACTACGACTGGAGACTCGGCAGGATCGAGAAACCATTGAAGACCTTCGCGGCGATATAGGTGTGGTTCGCCGCCGCGCAGGCCGTTCGGTCCAAGCAGCTAATGTGCGGGTCACTAGAGCGCGGCAGGAGCGCGACGATGCTCAACTGCACGCCAAGTGGTGTCAGGAACAGCTATCAGCCTCTGCGGAGAGGGAGAGGCGCTTACTGGAGGCTCTCAGAGCCTCCGAGGCAGACCTGAAAGACTGCCGCGCATCCTGTAAGTGAATTGGCGAAGGTGCGGGGATTCGAACCCCGGATCATGGTTTTGGAGACCACTGCTTTAGGCCACTAAGCTACACCGACGTGGTGTCCTCGGAGGGACTCGAACCCCCAACCTCCGGGTTCGGAACCCGGCGCTCTGTCCAGTTGAGCTACGAAGACCTGTATTTTGGAAGAAGGCCGAGGACATGCTCCCCAAACAGGCTATGAACCTGTCCGATCCGCTTTCGAAGCGGTCCCGGCGCGCTTGTCCGGTTGACCTTCCATGTGTTCTGTTTGGTGGGGATGGTGAGACTCGAACTCACACGCCTTTCGGCCACAGGGTTTGAACCTGCTGCGTCTACCGTTTCGCCACATCCCCAGACAACACGTCAAAGCTGCTCCATCGTGATAGGCTTTGCACTTCTGATCGCTTCGGC